AGGAGATAATTTATTATGTCGATTAAAGTTGCTGTTCTTCAATCTGGTGAACAAATCATTGCAGAAATGAAAGAGATTGTATCAGAAGATAGACCCATTGCATATCTTTTTAAAAAACCACATAAAGTTATTATTAATTCACCTGTTTATCTAACAGAAGAAGCAGATCCTAAAACATCAGTTGAAATTACACTGTCAAGTTGGATTATAATTAGTGATGAGGAAGATGTACCTGTATCTGTAAATCAAGTAGTTGCTTTAGTTGATCCAATTGAAAGTGTTAAGAAAATGTATAAGGAGAAGGTAAATGGATCAGATTATTAAATGTTTATTACTTAAGAATGGTGATTTGTTAATATCTCAAATCATGGAGGTTGATACCGAACTCGGTGGCCCTGATTGTAAGATGATTAAACCATATAAGATGGTAAAGGAAGATAATGAGTATAAATTAGAAACTTGGTTAGATTTTACATCACAAAGTGAAATGATGATACATTCTGATAGCATTCTTACCATAGTTACTCCAACACCTGCTATACTATCAGAGTATGTTGATTTGATTGCCTGATGAGATTTTATACTAATGTTCAGTTAGTTGGAAATAATTTTTTAGTTCGTGGTTATGAAAATGGCAAACACTTCATGACACGAGAGACTTTTTCTCCTACTCTTTTCGTCCCTTCAAAAAGAAAAACAAAATATAAAACTCTTACTGGAGATCCAGTTGAACCAATCAAACCCGGTTTAGTTCGTGACTGTCGTGAATTTATCAAGAAGTATGACGGTGTACAGAATTTTGATGTTTATGGAAATGACAGATATATCTATCAATACATCTCAGAGATGTATCCAGAACCAGAAGTTAAGTTTGATATAAGTAAAATTAAATTAACTACTCTTGATATAGAGGTTAAATCAGAGAATGGATTCCCTGATGTAGAATCTGCTGCAGAGGAAATACTACTCATATCAATACAGGATTATAATACAAAACAGATTCGCACATGGGGTCAAGGCCCATTTAACAACAAACAAGATAATGTCATTTACAAGTCATTCGATTCAGAGTATGAACTTCTAAATGCCTTTATTAACTGGTGGATGATTGAAGATAATACACCAGAAGTTATTACTGGTTGGAACAGTAAGTTGTATGATATTCCATATCTTTGTCGTCGTATTGACAGAATACTTGGTGAGAAACTGAAGAAAAGAATGTCACCTTGGGGATTGGTAACAGAAGAAGAAACATTTATTGCAGGTCGTAAGCATATCTCTTACGATATCGGTGGTGTATCACAGTTAGACTATCTTGATTTGTACAAGAAGTTTACTTACAAAGCACAAGAGTCATATCGTTTGGATTATATTGCAAGTGTTGAACTTGGTCAAAAGAAACTTGACCACTCAGAGTTTGATACATTCAAAGACTTCTATACAAATGGTTGGCAGAAGTTTGTAGAATACAATATCATTGACGTTGAACTTGTTGACAGATTAGAAGACAAGATGAAGTTGATTGAACTTGCACTGACAATGGCATATGACGCAAAGGTTAACTATGAAGATGTGTTCTATCAGGTAAGAATGTGGGATACGATTATCTACAATTATTTGAAGAGAAGAAACATTGTTATACCTCCAAAGAATCGCTCAAATAAAAACGATAAGTATGCAGGTGCATATGTAAAAGAACCAATACCTGGCAAGTATGATTGGGTGGTATCGTTTGATTTGAATAGTCTATATCCGCATTTGATAATGCAATATAATATTTCTCCAGAGACTTTACTAGATACAAGACACCCATCTGTCACAGTTGATAAAATCCTTGAAGAGGACATAACATTTGAAATGTATAAAGACAATGCTGTTTGTGCAAATGGTGCAATGTATCGTAAGGATGTTCGTGGGTTCTTACCAGAACTGATGGAAAAGATGTACAATGAAAGAGTCATCTTCAAAAAGCGAATGATTACTGCAAAGAAGAAGTATGAAAAAACTCCAACAAAACATCTTGAAAAAGAAATTGCAAGATGCAACAATATTCAGATGGCAAAAAAGATTTCCCTTAACTCTGCTTATGGTGCTATTGGTAATCAATATTTTCGCTATTATAAACTTGCCAACGCAGAAGCTATTACACTATCTGGTCAGGTTTCTATTCGTTGGATAGAAAACCGTATGAACAAGTACCTAAACAAAATTTTAAAAACGGAGAATGAAGATTATGTTATTGCTAGTGATACTGATAGTATCTACCTTAACCTTGGTCCTTTGGTGGAACGTATATACAAGGGCAGAGAGAAGACTGCTGAAAGCGTTGTGTCGTTCCTTAATAAGATCTGTGAGGTGGAATTTGAAAAGTATATTGAGAGTTCTTATGAAACGTTGGCGAAGTACGTAAATGCTTATGATCAAAAGATGTTTATGAAGCGAGAGAATATCGCTGAACGTGGTATCTGGACAGCAAAGAAAAGATATATTTTAAATGTATGGGATAGTGAAGGTGTTCGTTATGATGAACCCAAACTTAAGATGATGGGTATTGAAGCAGTTAAATCATCAACTCCTGCACCATGTCGAACAATGATTAAGGATGGACTTAAGTTGATGATGAATGGTACAGAAGAAGATGTAATTCATTTTATTGATGATTGTCGTGAGAAGTTTAAGACACTTCCTCCAGAAGACATTGCATTTCCTCGCACTGCATCAAACGTGCAAAAGTATAAAGCATCGTCTACAATATATGCAAAGGGAACACCTATACATATACGTGGTGCATTATTATTCAATCATTATGTAAAGCAGAAGAAGTTGGATAATAAATATTCACTTATTGGTAATGGAGAGAAAGTTAAATTTCTTTATCTTAAAAAACCAAACATTATACAAGAGAATGTAATTTCTTTTATTCAAGACTTTCCAACTGAAATTGGACTTGACAAGTATGTAGATTATGATCTACAATTTGAAAAGAGTTTTGTTGAACCACTGAAAGCAATCCTTGATGCGATTGGTTGGAATGTTGAAAAAACTGTAAACCTAGAATTATTTTTTACCTAATGGATTTACCTATTGATTTAAATGAACTTGATGTTATCATTGAGTCTGTATCAGATGTTGATACAGAATTATGTCGAAAACTAAGATTAGTTAAAGGTTTAGTTGAAGATGGAAAACCTTATAAAAAAATACTTCGTGAAAAGTATGGTTATGTAGCATAATGTTTTTTAAAAAATTGAGCCTTGTTACTGGTGGATTTGATCCTATCCATAGCGGACATATATCATACTTTACAAGAGCAAAAGATTTTTCTGATTATCTTGTAGTTGGTATTAATACAGAAGAATGGTTGACTAAAAAGAAAGGTCAATACTTTCAATCTTGGGTTGAACGTGCGGAGATTATTCGTCACTTAGATATGGTGGATGCAGTGATTACTGTACCAGATGATGACAAAGGTTCTGCGTGTGGTGCAATTGCTAAATGTTTAGAGATTGCAGAGACAGTTGTTTTCTGTAATGGTGGTGATAGAGGATCAGACAATACACCAGAAACTGACAAGTATGGTGAAGATCCACGAGTTCAATTTGAATTTGGTATTGGTGGTGATGATAAGATGAACAGTAGTTCTTGGATACTCAAGGGTTACTTTGAAAGACAACGTAAATTATTAGGAATATGAATTGTTGGCACTGTGGCACTGAATTAATTTGGGGTGGAGATCATGACCTTGACGATTATGAAGATATGGAGTATGATATAGTTACGAACTTATCATGCCCTAAGTGTGAATCATACGTTGAAGTTTATCATAAGATAGAAAAATAATGGATTTTCTCAAAGAAATAGTCAAAGAGATTGGTGACGAGTACACACAAATAGCATCGGATATAGATGAAACAGAAAGATTCATCGACACAGGATCATACATCTTTAATGCAGTGGTTAGCGGTTCCATTTATGGTGGTGTTTCTAGTAATAAGATCACTGCCATCGCTGGTGAAAGCTCTACTGGAAAGACTTATTTTTCCTTGGCTGTTGTCAAAAACTTTTTGGATACTAACCCTGATGGGTATTGCCTCTATTTTGATACTGAAGCAGCAGTTACCAAAGGATTACTTGAGTCTCGTGGAATTGATACAGCACGGTTGGTTGTTGTAAATGTTGTTACAATTGAAGAGTTTCGTGGTAAGGCACTTAAGGCAGTAGATATATACTCTAAGACTGAAGAAGAGAATCGCAAACCTTGTATGTTTGTGTTAGACTCTTTAGGTATGCTTTCTACAGAGAAAGAAATTACGGATGCTCTAAATGATAAACAAGTCAGAGACATGACCAAATCTCAACTTGTTAAAGGAGCATTCAGAATGCTTACATTAAAACTTGGTCAAGCAAACATTCCACTTATCGTTACTAATCACACTTATGATGTTATCGGATCTTACGTCCCAACTAAAGAAATGGGAGGAGGCAGCGGTCTCAAGTATGCTGCATCTACAATCATCTATCTTACCAAGAAGAAAGAAAAAGACGGAAAAGATGTCATTGGAAATATTATCAAGGCAAAGACTCATAAATCACGTCTAAGTAAAGAAAACAAAGAAGTTGAAATCCGATTATACTATGATGACAGAGGACTTGACAAATACTATGGTCTTTTAGACTTAGGAGAGAAAGGTGGTCTCTGGAAAAATGTTGCGGGTAGATATGAGATGGATGGAAAGAAAGTATATGCAAAAGAAATATATAAGAATCCAGATAAGTATTTTACCGAAGAGGTAATGCAAAAGTTAGATGATATCGCAAAAGAAGAATTTTCATATGGTTAAGGTATATGATAATGTTATTCCTAGTAAAGCTTGTAAAAATTTCATAGATTTATTTGAGAATAATGAAAACCATCAAGAGTACATTGATTATAATGGGTGTCCTTGTTTTACGCAATTAAATTTAAATCAATTATCTCCTAATATTGTTCGTTCCTTAATACCTTATCTGGCACAAGTATACAAGCAATATAAAAACGATGTAAAATCAAAATATATACCACCATTAAAAGAATTAGAAGAGTTTAGAATAAAGAGATATTATAATAATGGTAATGAAAAATTTGATGAACATGTTGATGTAACAGATTCGAGTTCATCAATAAGAGCTGTTGCATTTTTATTTTATTTGAATGATAATGATGGAAATACTTTGTTTCCTTTACATAACTTGAATATTCAACCAGTTTCTGGTAGAGTAATAGTGTTTCCTCCAACTTGGGAATATCCACATACTGGATTACCACCGAAAAATGATTCTAAGTATATTATGAGCACATACATTCATTATGGAAAGAATTGAAACTACTATTCTCCGTAATTTAATTTTTGATGAGGAATTCTCAAGAAAAGTTATTCCTTTCATTCAACCAGATTACTTTGAGAATAAAACTGAAAAGATAATATTTGAAGAGGCAACACAATTTATTGTCAAGTATGATGCTGCAATTACAATCGAAGCACTTAATATTGAGATTGAGAATCGTACTGATTTAACCGAAACAGAAATCAAAGAAGCAAGAGAGACTACAAAAACGTTTGATGATGCACCTGTAGATAGTCAATGGTTACTTGATTCAACAGAGAAATGGTGTCGTGATCGTGCTATATATTTGGCACTCATGGAATCAATTGCACTTGCAGATGGACAAGATGACAAAAAAGGAAGGGATGCTATTCCTAGCATTCTCTCTGACGCTTTGGCTGTTTCTTTCGATAATCATGTAGGTCACGATTACTTAGAGGACTATGAAGAAAGATTTGAATCATATCACAGGAAAGAAAGTAGAATTCAATTTGACCTTGAACTCTTTAATAAAATTACAAAGGGAGGTCTCCCAAACAAAACGCTTAATATTGCTCTTGCAGGTACTGGTGTAGGTAAGTCTCTTTTTATGTGCCATCACGCTAGTTCTGTCCTTTTAGACGGTAAGAATGTTTTATACATTACTCTTGAAATGGCAGAAGAAAAGATTGCAGAAAGAATTGATGCAAACCTATTGAATGTTGCGATACAAGATATTACTGACTTACCAAAACCTATGTTTGAAAACAAGGTAAATAATATTAGTAAAAAAACACAAGGAACTCTTATAATTAAAGAGTATCCTACTGCGTCTGCACATTCAGGTCATTTTAAATCTTTGTTGAATGAACTTGCATTGAAAAAATCATTTACACCTGATATTATATTCATTGATTACTTAAATATATGTGCATCGTCACGTTATCGTACAAACAACAATGTCAACTCGTATTCCTATATTAAAGCGATTGCTGAAGAACTCCGTGGTCTTGCAGTTGAGGCTAATGTACCTATCGTCTCCGCTACTCAGACGACTCGCTCTGGCTATGGTAGTAGTGATGTCGATCTTACTGACACAAGTGAGTCCTTTGGTCTTCCAGCCACTGCTGATCTTATGTTTGCTCTTATATCTACTGAGGAACTGGAAACGCTAAATCAGATATTAGTCAAGCAATTGAAGAATCGATACAATGATCCAACAATCCATAAACGTTTTGTTGTAGGTATTGATCGTGCAAAAATGAGATTGTATGATTGTGAACAGAAAGCACAGGAAGATATCATTGACAATACAGAACAAACAGAGTATGATGATGACAAATCAAAATTCAAAAAAACATTCGGCGACTTTAAATTCTAATGACTGTAGACACTGAAAAATACCTTGACTTCGTGCATGATGTAACGAGCACAGAAAGTTTAGATTACGCAGCACTTTTAACTCGTATGAATAAACTTGAGTTAGAAGACGATTGTAATCTTCCACAGTTATTGACTGCTGCACTTGGACTCACAGCAGAGTCTGGTGAATTTTCTGAAGTAGTAAAGAAGATAATACTACAAGGTAAACCATATAATGAAGATAATGTCTTTCATATGAAGAGAGAACTTGGTGACATCTGTTGGTATATTGCACAGGCTTGTATGGCACTTGATACTACATTTGATGAGATTATAGAAATGAATGTAGATAAACTTAAAAAGAGATATCCCGGTGGTGAGTTTAATGTGCATCAATCTGAAAATCGTAAGGAAGGAGATCTATAAATACTAATGATAAATTTCAGTAGGTTTCCCCAATGGGATTATTCAATGATGATATGACCGGATTGGCAGCAGCATATGCTTCCATGAACGATGGCAAATATTTGCTTACAAATGCAGACAAGGTTGGAAATACACCAGCATGGCAAAACAGATATAAAATTAATGAGACAACAGGCGAGATGCTGTATGAGATGGCAGATCATCTCAAAGAGGCATATGAGGAAGAACTCATTGCAAGAATTGATGCGACCCTAGAGGAGCTCACAAAATTAGACGAGGGTAAGATACCTGCAGGACTACAAGCATACATTGATAAGAAGAAAGGAAAGAAAGGCAACGGTGATAAGAAAGAGGAAGAGAATGGTAATGGAAAAGATCATGGTAATGGTAATGGATCAAAAGGATCGAAACCAGATTTCCTCGATCTAGACAAAGATGGTGATAAGAAAGAGCCTATGAAGAAGGCAGCAAAAGAGAAAAAGGAGGAGACAGAATACAACTATGTAAATGCATATGTTGAGAAGGTGATGGGTGCAGACACAGGTATGAGAATGATGGCTGCAAAAGATAGAATGAAAGGAAAGGATAAACTTCTTTCTAAAAATGAGGGTGAAAAACACGCTGCTAATATGGCAAGAAAGATC